TCATAGAACCCGATCGCCGCCGTTCCCTGCTCGCTCGTCGCGTCTTCGTACACCTCGGATACGCCGCCGTCGCGCCGAGCCGATACCCGGTTCCGCTGTGCCTGATCATCGTCGAGCGGCTGCAGGTCGGTGATATCGCCGGCGGACACGTCGAGCGTCATCACCGCATCCTGATTCTCGATGCTCCGAATCATCCGCAGCGTGAGCCCGACATCGGGCCCGTCGTACAGGATGCCGCCGTCGTTGTCCTCGCATTCGCGCAACAGGTCGAGCAGCGGCGCGACCGTCTGAAACCCCATCCGGGGCAGCACGCCGTTATCGCCCGTCTCGAACGCGCCCGGGACGGTCACCCCGATGCCGTTCTCTCCGCCGAGCCGGATAAAGCGGTTCGTCGGAGGGTCGGCGGTGTGCGCGTTGAGTTCGTCCGCGTCGGTGTAAATGCCGGTCACTTCGTCCTGCACGCTCACGTGCCCGATCGCGAACCCGTCTAGGTCGCGGTCGGGTGCGATGGCGACCGAGGTCGCCCGGTTGATCGTCTCCCCGGGGATGGTGCCCGAGGTCTGTCCGCCCGTGGTGAACCCGACCGCCAGCGTTCCTAGAATCCAGTCGATATCCGGGCCGTTCTGCGTCAACGTCACTTCGTACCGGCGCACCGTGTCGTCGACGTTGAACCCGATAGGCCCGGGGTCCTCGACCGTGTCGCCTTCATCGTTGAACGCGCGGAATCGCAGGGTGCCGTTCGAGCCGGTTCCGTAGACCACGTCAACGCGGCACAGGGTGCCCGAGGTGTAAATGCTGGCGACGATCGCATCGGCGCTGTGCGAGGTCGGCGACGACATCAGCCACCGAACTTGCACCTCGCCGGTGTTCGTGTGCGCGGGCACGACTCCGCGGAACGCGCCGTTCTTCATCACGGGGAGCGCATCCGAACACGGGAAATCGTTGTTCGACGCGAAATCGGGTGCGCCGAATACGTGCATCGGCGGGTGCCCCTCGATCGCCGACGGGACCACCGTCGCGGACTCGCCGACCTCGCACGGCCAGTACGCGCGCACGTTCGCGAGGTCGAGATTCCGCCGGCGGAGCGGGCTCTGCACCGGCTGGCCACCCTGGATCAGCCGCCGGAGCGTGCCGCTTGCCGCCAGCTCGACCCACGCGGAGCGGCCCGAGGTGTCCCACCGCGGTTGCCAGGTGTCGGCGAACCCCACGAAGCGGGTCGCGAACCCGGCCCCGGTGTCGACCGACACGCGCACCGGGGTCCCGCGGCGGACGTTCGGCCACAGCGTCGACTGTGGACCGATCGAGTAGTCGCCGGCGCGGTTGTCGAGCCGGAGCCCGAGCGCGGCCGGCTGGGCCCGGTCCGCTTCGTTCCCCCGGCCGACCGTGATCACCACGCGGTTGTTGTCGGCGACCTGCACATCGGGGGTGACGTCGAGCCACTCCCACGCGCCGGAGTCGCCGGCGAGGTCGGCGCCAAACGCGATCTCCACGAGCAGCCGGGCATCGACGGTGCCCTGCAGGATCGGCGTCCCCGCGGTCTCCTGCGGCTGCTGCAGCCGGCGCCACGGCCGGCGCCGGCGCCGGAGCCCCGGGACGTCGGACGGCGGCCGGAACACGGGGCCCACGAGCAGCGCCCGCACGCGCGGGTCGAGCCGGGGCAGCAGCGGGCCCACCACGAACGGGCCGGAGCCGACGGGCGCCTTGACGGGCCGCGGCCGGAGCCGGCGCAGCTGCGGCACGAGCGACGTCGGGCGGAACGTCGACCGGGCGCTGCTGCGCCGGCTCGGCCGAGGTCGCTGTGTCGGCATGGGTCACCTCACCAGTGCGGCGCGCAGACGGCGCGGGATGCGGGGCAGGGACGGCGGCCCGACGGCCGGTGCGCCGCCAGCTGCGCGCCCGAGCACGATCACCCCACCGGCCATCTGATCGGCGGTCACCGTGCCCGTGACGGTCGGGTCGCGGTCGATGGTCGTCGACGTCGTGCCGCCGGCGGCCGCGATGGCCAGGTTCGCCACCCACAACCCGGCCTCTGCGACGCCGGTCGACATCGAGCGGATGCCCGTGTATCCGCCGGTGTACGACGGCGCCGGCGAGGTCATCACCGAGTCGACCGAGAACCCTGCGAACGCCATCGCGCCACCGGTGGCGAGTGCCCCGATGGTGCCCGTCGTGCCGCTGGTCTTCGTGGTGACCGTGGCGCCGCCGTCCGGGCTCGTGCCCGGGGTGCACTTCTCCTCCCACGCGCCGGCGGTGTCGGGGTCCTGCAGCTCCGCGAGGTAGACGTTCGAGCCGCCACTGTTGGCACCGGTGACGCTGGCGGAGATGAGCGTTTCCCCGCCGGCCGCCGGCGCCCACGCGAGCAGCAGCGACACGTTCGCGGTGTGCAGGTACACCGATTGCGTGAACCCGGTCAGGGTGATGGTGCCTAGATCCTTATCGCCGCCGATGCAGAACAGCAGCGCGTTTCCGGCCGTCGCTCCGGCGCCTAGCGTGGCGTCGTGAACCTCGCCGGCGGCCGCGAATCCGGTCGCCGACTGCAGGACGGAAACGGTCATCGGTCAGCCGCCGATTTCCTCGATGATCATTTCGCCCGAGATCGTGAGCGAGTCGGCCGGGGTGGTCCCTAGCTCGACGGTGTACCGCTGGCTCGGCGACAGCACGTGCCGGGTCTCCGGCGTCGGCAACCACAGGTAGGTCTGTTGGATCACCCACGCCTGCGACCGCAGGGTGGTGATCGTGCCCGTGTTCGCTTTCGTCGTGTTGTTCACGTCGGAGACCCCGCCGGCCGCGGCGAACCCGAATTCGAGCGGGATCGGCGTCGGAGTGGTGCCGCCCGTACCCGACACGGTCGCGCCCCGCTTGTGCAGGATCGCGAGCCCTTCGGCGGTGCTGTCCCCCTGGTCGCTGCTCTGCGAGATCTCGACCGAATGGATGATCGCGACCGCGTCGGCGGGCGCGGTGTACTCGAAGAAATCCTGTTGAGCCGTCACCGCCACCGCGGAGAACGACACGCTGTAGAGCATTCCCATTACTTGACCCCTGTCACGATGTTGCCCGAATCTGGATTTTGCCCGAGCGGACTAGTTGCATAAATGCGGCGGCGAACGCCTGATCGGTCGAGCCGGCGAAATCCACGACGAGCCCGGCGCCGGCGCCGGCGCCGCTCCCGCCGCCGCCGCCGGCTCCGGCCAGCTGGCCGGACGGGCCGCCCGGTGCAGCGGCCTGCAGGGGCCCGGTCGCCGCGGCCGCGGTCGCCCGGGCCGATTCGATGACGCTCCCCTGCATCGAGTCCATTCCGAGCGCGACGGAGTCGGCGAGGTTCGCGCCGATGCCCATCCCGACCCGGCTCGGGGAGCGCATCGCGAACGCGTTCCGAATGGTGTCGATCGCCCGCTGTGCGATCGAGCGGGCCGAGTCCGCTACGGCCTGCAGCCGGGCCCGGATGCCGCCGCGGAACCCTTCGGCGAGGTTCGCGCCCGCCCCCTCCCCCTGCCCGAACACGCCGGACAGGCCCGACGCGATCCGCCCGGGCAGGCTCCCGACCTCGCGAGCAGCTCCGGCGACACCTCGGCCGAACCCGCCGACCATGCCGGCGGCCGCGCGCTCGGAGTCGGAGACGACGCCGTCGGACGCGGCCGCGGACGCATCCGCGGTCGAGCCGAACAGGTCATTCCACAGACCGAACGCGCCAGCTGCGAACCCGACCGCGGCCGTGGTTCCGTCAGCCTGCCCCCACACCGACGCGAGGACACTCGTCGCACCTCGGGATGCTTGCTCGATGTGCGTCTGCGTCGTGTCGCCTACGGTCGCGCTCACTTCCTTTAGCGTCGCGTCCATATTCTTATACGCATCGGTCGTCGGTGTCGGGTCCATTGCGAACAATGAATCCTGTAGGTCCTCGGACACGGTGCCGAACAATGCGAATGCGAGCCGCGCTTGCTCGGCCGGGTCCTTTACCTCCCGCAGCCGCTGCAGGGTGATATCGAGCGCGTTAGCCGCCCGGTCGCCGCCGGCGGCGACGTCGGATGACATTTGCTGACCGGCTAGCCCTAGTTCACCCCACGCCGCGATCGCCTCTTCCGGCCCCTCCGTCGCAATGATCGCGAACTCTTTCAATGCGTCCGCGGCGACGTCAGTACTCGGGGCGCCGCTCTCGATGGCGGCGCCTAGCATGTTCATTGCCCTAGGGCCGTCGATTCCCAACTGTCGGAAGATCGTCGAGTATTCGGTGAGGGTGTCTAGCGTGTCGTCGGCGGCCGGGCCGAGGTTGCGGAATCCCGAGTCGATCAGCGCGAGCCCCGACATGGTGTCGGGCACGAGCCCGGTCCTCACTAGCTGGCCCGCGGCTCGGATGGACTCGGCGACGTCGAGCCCCCACACCTGCGACAGGTCGAGCGCGGCCGCGGATACGGCTTGGATATCGGCCGCCGACGCATCCCGCATTTCCGCCGATGACGTCGTGACCTGAAACACGGCCGAGGTGAGTTCCCCGAGCGATTCGCCGTAGCCCTGCGCCCACAGCGCGCCGGCGACCTGTCCGGCCTCTTTCTGTGCGGCGGGGTCGCCGGCGAACTGCGCTTGCGACACGGCTAGCGAGGTCTCGTTTTCGAGCGCGGCCTGAATCGAGCCGGACACCGCGTCCATCAGCGCGCTACCTACGGCCTGCCCGATTCCCTGCCCGAGCGACGAAGCGGCCCCTTTGAGCTTGTCTTTCATCCCGCCTAGTTCGCTCGACGCCTGTTCGGCGTCGGCGCGAACCTGCACCTCGGCGGTAGCGCCGTCGAGCCGGCGCACCTCGGCGTCGATGCGGTCCAGATCGCCGAGTGCCGAGCCGACGTCGGCGCGCCCCTGCACCTCGGCGTCCCGGCCGTCGAGCGCCTGCAGGGCCGCTTCGGCCTGATCGAGTTCGCCGAGCAGCTGCGCGACGTTCGCGCGTACCTCGGGCTCGGCGTCCTCGCCGTCGAGCTGCTGCAGGTCCTGGCGCACGGCGTCGATGTCCTGCTGCAGCTGGCGGAACCCGGGCCGGGCGTTGTTCTGCGACCCGAGCCGGATCACGACGTCATCCGGCATCCGCGATCACCTCCCCCGTCTCCCGGCCGAGCCGGACTAGTTCGAGCAGCTGCAGGACCTCGGCGGGCTCGGCGAGGACCTCGGACGGGAGCCGCCCCCACCGGTCGCACAGGTCGATGATCGTTTCGGCGGTCGCTAGCTCACGCGGTCGCTCTGCAATTCCATCGGAATATGCATCGGAGGCGCCGGCGCACTGGTCGCGCCACCGCTCGATGCGCTCCCTAAAGGGGGCGCCACCCCCGTTAGCGCGGCTTGCCACTCCCGGATGAGCAGCAACACGAAGTCCTCATCTTGCGTGAGTAGTCCGGCATGGGTGGGGGGCACCTCGGAACCGTCCGGCGCGCGCAGGTTCCATTCGATGATGCACGCGGCGAAATCGTGGAATATCTGCAGGACCTCGGCGCCGCCGGCGGCGCGGCCGCCGCGGTCCATTCCCCACTGCAGCACGACACCGAGCGGTGCCGACTGCAGCCGCACGACGAGCCCGCGCAGCTGCTCCGCGGGGTAGTCGTCGGCGAACTCCAGCCGGTACGTCCGGCGGGTGGGGATGACCCCGCCGTCATCGGTGACGGGCACGGCTCACGTGGTCCAGGTCGGCACGACACCATCGGCCAGCTGCGCCGGCGCGGTCCAGGTCAACGACCCGTCCTCGCCGCGGCTCAGCCCGTAGTCGGTGAAGATGCACTCAACGTTGAGGACCTGCGCCGACACCGTGATCCCCACCGTGCGCGTGCCGCTCGTGCTGGTGACCGTCGACAGCACCGCGTGCGCGAGGTTCGCGCCGTCGTCGAACGTGCCTTTCGGGGTGACCGAGAAATCGGCCAGCCCGAGCAGCCGCTCATACGCGGACTTATCGATGCCGGTCACTTCGATGACCCCGCGGGGGGTCGCGAACTCCAGCGTATTGACGTCGGTCCGCAGGTCCTGCGCGGAGCCGGCCGCGTTGTCGACGTTGAATGCGGTCCAACCGAGCCCGGTCTCTTTTGCCACCGTGCCACCTACCTTTCGTCAGCCCTGCCGTAGCCGGTCGGCTAGCGTTTCCTGATGTGCGCCGAAATCGTCGCGCCAGTCCTCGGCGTTCCGGTGCACGCGCGGCCGCGTCCGGCGCGGGTTGCCGCGCCGGTCGCCGTCGCGCACGACGAACAGCGGCGGCCGCTGCACCGCGGCCCGGTGGTCGGCGGCTCGAAAGCACGTCTGCTCGGGCGGGAACTCGAACACGGTCAGCCCCGCCGGGTCGCGGGACTCGGTGAACCGGCGGCCGGAGCCGCCGCGCACCCACGCCGCTTGACCTCGGCCGAGGTCGGTCGCTTCGTCGACCGTGGTCCGCCAGCCGCGGAGCCACGCGGAGCACGCGACCTCGGCGCAGCTGGCGGGCCGTGCGTGCGTCTGTCGCGGCCGCACGATCGCGTAGGTGACTCGCGCCTCCGGTGGCAGCAGCGGGCCGGTTCCGGCGCGCTGCGGGCGCAGCAGCTGGCCACCTCGGGCGGCGGCGGCCGTGACGCGCCGGCGCGGGGGCGGCACGTCAGAACTCCATCGGGAGTTCGTGGCGGACCACCATCACGGCGAACACGGCGGACGTGAACGTGCCCGTCGTGACGACCCGCAACCACCGCTCGACCG